CAATCTTTCTCATTGATTGAATTGATAAGCTGATTTTTATTTACTTTACGAAAAGATTTATTAAATAAAGCAAACACAATAGCTTCAATTATAGTACTCTTACCAGCACCATTGGTTCCAACGATTAGAGTAGTATTGGCGTCGTTTAAGTTGATCGTGGTGGGAGTATTCCCTACAGCAAGAAAATTTGAGTACGTTACAGACTTAAATAAAATCATAAGAAACAGTATCAGGAGGAATTACAAAATCGTCAGGGGTTATTACACAGTAATTATATCCAAAATTCTCACAGGCAATGATGGCATCCTCTTCTTCAATTTGCACTAGTTGCATTTCAGGAAAACCATCAGCTTCAAGAAGACCAATATAACGAAGAGCATCATCCTCGTCAACAAACATTTGCAAAACTTTACTTCCATCGGAAGTTTCTACTGCATATGCTCCTTCTTCTTTTTTGTCCTTGAGAGTTAGTATATACATTACTGAATTTCAGAAGCTTCCAGGTAAATAGATTTTATGATAGATTTCAATTGAGATTTATCATGATTATTTTTCATATCTTCTATATATCTCTGCAGAGTGGTTAGGGTATCTTCATGCTCTAACATTTCATCATCATTTTTATTCAGCAGAATTTGAGTATCTTCAATAATTTTTAGATCATGTACTCCAATGGTATAAAATTTTTCAATTACTTTGTCAAAGGTGTATAGATCGGTTTTCTCTTCTACAATTACTTTAACGTAGCTATCTGCGTATTCTGATAGATCTACTTTTGTATAATCATGTTTAATATCATCATAGTAAAATTTATTAAACATTCGATATGGATTACGAATAAATTTTAACTTTCTAGCATCCAGATCATATAGATGAAAACCTCTTTCTTCATTATAATCACTCCAAGTCATTTCATAAGGATTGCCAAGATAGTAAATATTATCACTTCTAGATTTGTGATGAAAATGACCGGAGAATACTCGTTTAAATTTAGAAAATATATCTCTATCCAATCCACCTTCAAACATATGTCCTGGATGAGCTTCAAACCCATTAATTTCAAGGTGTCCCATCAATACTTCTGATTTAGTATTTTCTAGGTGATTCATCACTTTGAACTGATTTTCGGAATTAATCCATGGAACCATTGTAATGGTATTTCCTAGAACATCAATATCACAGATTTCATCGTATACAGTGATATTGTCATATGAATGTAGTAGTAGTTTGTGAGCATTTAATCTGTTTGTATTTTTAAAGTAACAATCATGATTTCCAGTTAACATATGAACTTTCAGATTTTTCAATTTGTCAAAAATATTTACTTTTGACCACTCCAAGCTTTTAAAATCAATAACTTTTCTATTATCAAATGCATCACCAAGATGAAATACAGTTGAGATGTTATATTTCTCTAAAGTAGGAAAAAATACATTAGTATAAAAAAGATTAAAATAATCATGAAACTCTTTGGAGTTTTTTCTAGCTCCATAATGAGTGTCTGTAATAATTGCAACTAGACTCATAATATTTGATCTCCTTTAGAACGATTTTGAAATCTGGTTAAAATTTGAAGATTATCTTGATGATGTAATCCTCCTTTAGCGATTGGAATAATATGATCAACCTCATGAGGTATTCCAGTTTCTTCACTCAATCTACGGCATTCTGCATAAATTTGTTTAATTTTTTCAAAGTCAGCGGTTTCACATAATTGATTTTTAATTCTTGCTCTACGATTAGAAGCACTTACACAACTAGAAATTTTTCCCTTTTCTGTCTGAGTATATTTCTTACCATTTTCTCTAATGGTTTCTCTTCGTTTTTCTCTATTTTTAGCCTGTTTTTCTTTAGTTCTATATGGAGCCATCAAATCATCATTTAAAAGTTTTTCTAGTCCCTTTTCTCTTTCACATTTAACACAACTACCATTACTTGTATATCTTTCAATATTGCCACATTTAACACAAGGCTTATATCCTTCATATGTGACATTTCCATTTTGTTTTGCTAGTTGTCTTCTTGGAATAGAATCTTTAGTGAATTGATTTGCCATAGCATCTAAGTGTTTATTTTATTTATACATTTAGATGTTCATCGGTTGTTGCGATACTCAAGATTTTCTTTAATGCTATTCATATCAGACATATTAAATCCCATAATATTATCATCTGCAGCAAATACCTGATCGTAACCAGATCTTTCAAGTAATTTAGTTTTAACTTCTAGTTGTTTCTTTTCTTTTTGAATTCTGCGAAGGAAAGCAAAGTAAATGATCTGTGTAAAATATGCAAATGGATTAGTAGATTTCTCTGGATCAAAGTTATCAATATATTGAAGACAGTTTTCTATACCATCACAGATCATATCATCCTTAAACATGTAGTTAACAAAATTAGGGCGATATGATAGGTGAGTAGCAATCTTTAGAAAACATTCGCCAATATAGTTAGGAACCCTTGGCTTTTCTCTACCTTCTTCTCTTGATAATTTAACTTCTTTTCTGTAAACCATTAAGGCGTCTAAAAATTCCTTATTGTTTACATAGTGTTCTTTTTTCTTCATTGAAGGACTTGTTTCTGATGATACCAGTATAACAGCTTACTGTAGATTTGTCAAGGGGTAGGGGGGGGGGTTGACAAGGGTGCTGGATTCTGCTACAATAACCATGTCAGGGTTCAGAAATTAGTTCTTTAGAGTACTTAGAGACCTTAAGAATCAATATTCAATTTAAATGACTTCTCTAGAAGCTTCCTTGCTTCTTCAATCTTATTTTTAAATCCTAGTTCCTTATCTAGAGATACTCTATTATTATGTTCTTCATTTAGATACTTTTTTAGAGTACTACGATACAGAGTTAATATTTTATTATCTGCTTCACCAACAGTAAATACTTTATTTTTATCTATAAAGAATATATCTTCCTTTGAGAATTTAATCCAAGGTCTCATATCTACTTTATACATTTCTCCTGCTGGAGTAGAGATTGGTTCTACAGATATTTCAAATGGATTCTCTACAACAAATCCATCTTCTTGTTCACATACAACTATATTGCCAACTAACTCAGTACCATCAATTAATTTAATTACTCCATAGAATTCATTCATGTTCTTTCCTTGTAAAATTTACTGGAATTATTTCATATTCAAAATTCTCTTCTGAATATGTTTTAATTCTTTCTACTAGATGATTTAAAGTATAATTCTTTTTTTCTCCTTTTGAGAAATCGTCTGCGATGTCAAATAATTTTGCTTTTGATTTGTTTTCTCCTTTTCGCAATACTCTTCCGATGGATTGGAGATTTCTAACTCTTGATTTACTAGGGGAAGCAAAGATAACGTTATGTAGATTTCTAATGTTAATACCAGTAGAAAAAGTACCGTAAGAAGCAATGATGATGGCATTAGATTCTTCTTCTGTGAGTTTCCTTATTAATTCTCTTTCTTCGGTATCAACACCACCATATACAAAGAATACTTTTCGTTTATCACCTACATCACTATTTATTATTTCGTGAAGTATCTTGCCATGTTTTTCTACCATAGCAAATAAAATTAGAGTGTTTCCTTCCTGATTTATTGCAAGATTTTTAATATAGTTGTTTCGTCGTTCATGACGACAAATGTAATCTATCTCTTCTTGATATGACTCAAATGGCGAATAACCATGTTGGAGAAGAAGGATATTGATTTTGAGGTTTGAGAGATACCCCTTGTCTATCAAATTTTTGGTCTTAATAACCTTGTTAACAGGACCGAATAACCCCTCTAAAACGAGTTGATTTGTGCTTGACCCATCCAGAGTACCTGTGAACCCAATTCTATGCTTACAATTATGCAGTTTTGTCATGATCGTAATCAGTGACTTGGCTTTGAATTGATGAGCCTCATCTCCAATTACAACATCATACTTTTCAAAGAAATTTTTTGGTAACTTATAAATTGATTGCCAAGTTGTAACAGTTACTTGTTTGTTAGTTTGTTTTGATTTGCCAGCATAAATTTTATGTACATCATCTCCCCAACCATAATCTTGAAAGTCTTTTGATAACTGTTCTACAAGAGAAGTAGTAGGTGTGATGATAAGTACATTTAAATTTCTATCAATATAATATCTCATAATGCAGTAAATCATTAAAGACTTACCAGATGCAGTTGGAGATAATAACAGTTTACGATTATTTCGTAATGCTTCGTAAATTGCTTTGTATTGATAGTCACGAACTTTAAATGGAATATTTAAAGATTTAACATAATCAACTAAACCTTCTGGAGTTATCTGTTGATTGGAATCTTTGGGCATTCCATAAAACTTATTGTCCTTGTCAATATATGTGTATCCTCTAGAACAAAGCCATTCTGTTAGATAATCATACAGACCAACATATATTGTGCCTTCATATGGACTGAATAATTTAATCTTTCCATCCCATAATCTATTTTTATATTGAGGCATGAATTTTGCACCAGGAACCTCAAATGTAAAATACTCAGACAGTTCATATTTTATATGAGGTTCACATTCAACAGTCAGATATACTTCATTCTTTTTTTGGATAATAACGTCAGCCATCAAATACTACCTTGCATGAATTTTTGCCAATCAATACTATTCTTGATTTGAAATCCTCGTGTGTTTATATTTTCAAGAATTTTTTCAAGAACAAACATCATTTCTTTATAATAATTTAGGATGTTTAAAGACTTTTGAATTTCTTCATCAGACTCAATGTATAGTTGAACATCTTGTTTCAAAATTTTTAAATCAAAAGGTTTTTCCTTGTAAACTTCGGAATCTGCCTTTCCAGTGTAATACTCAAATTTTTCTCTAATTAATTTTTTGTAATCTTGTTCCTTTTTAACTTTTATAAGTCTTACATCAGAAAGATAATTTAAATACTTGCTGTGTAGTTGTGGAATTTTAATTGATTCGTGGTCTAATAAATCTTGATCCATTACTGAATCTTTTTTCCATTCATCTTTAACAAAGTCAATATCAATCATAGTTTGTTGTCATTAATATCGTATATATCATATATAGTGTACTTAAAAGTGGCTGGTACAGTAAAATACTGAACATCAGTTGCATTAGTATTAAATGTTAGTGCTCCAATATCTGTAGGAAACACATCTTTAAATACTACTTTAAATTTCTTTTTAAAGTTTGAATCTAGAATAAACAATACTGCATCACTATAAGTTTTATCTTCTAGATCCTCTCCAGGAAGTTCTTGGATATCTTGTAATGAATATGGATGTCCTAATTTTCTAATCCAATTATGCACAGTAACATAATTAGACATATTTTCATCTACAATAAATTCTAACGATAAATCTTGAAAATTTATTTCATCACCTGGATGAGGTATTGCATTGTATCGTGTGGATTGATTTGCAACTGAAATACTAATCCCAGGTATCGTTGCAGACTGACAAAAAAATGATACCTTTGGATATTTAATTAACTGAAATTGAAATCCTATGCCAGTTAAAAAATTTGAAGGGCAGCCTGAGTTGGCTATAAAATTGGCAGCCATAGTTTTTATTTTTATTTAGATAAAAAAAGAGCCCCTTTTGGGGGCTCCTGAATTATGTGAATCAGTGATCACATTAGATTGATGACTCTGGTTCTTCTGTAGTAAACGTTGTCGTTTGCCTGTAGAGCACCAGAACGCTGGGTTAGACCACCTGCGAATGGGTTTGCAACCATGCCGTAACGGGTCTTGAAGCCAATCTTTGGCTGGAAGGTGTCCTGACCGATGGAACGAACCATCTGGAGAGGTACATATGGGCAATAGAAGAGACCTGCATCATATGCATTAGAACCCTTATAACCCATCACGTAGTAGTGATCGTTGGAGATATTTGCTGAATATGGATCAACATATACCTTGATGCGACCATTGATTGTACCAGCTAGAGTTGATACGGTATCGTCTGGAGTGTCTGAAGTGTTGAGTAGTGGGGTGTAATCCATTACCTTAGCAGCAGCTAGAGCACTTGCAACGTCTGCTGAACAGACGATGAAGTTACCCTTTCCTCTACGAGTCTCATGACCGATTGCGTTTGCATCACGCTCAATCTGGAATAGTAGACCCTTGAACTTCTCAACTGACCAACGACCATTGGAGTCAACGTC